CCTGCTTTAGGAGTCCATTCTTCAAGATCAGTATCATATGCTAAAACCCATCCATCAGTTGCAACTCCAGCTCCAACATTGACATCATCTAAATCATCTAAACGAACAGCACCGCCACCACCAAGAGTAGAAAGTTGTTGTTGTATTCTATTAATGAATAAACGATAATGAGATTGTAAATCTTGAAGAGTTACATACTCTTGATCTAAGGGAGTTAAAGGATCAGAATTTTTTACATCAGGAGGAATATTTAAAAGACCTTCTTGAAGAAGTTTATTTTCTTCTTGGAATTTTCCTACATTCTCTTCTAATTGTTGAACTTGCTTCTTAAGATCACTCTCTACAATAGACAGATTCTTTTCATTTATTTCAGTAACTCGATTTACAAGGTTATCAATATCAATTGTTTCTAGAACTTGTTGCCAATCTTTAGTTAACTTCTCAATATGCTTCTCATTTACTGTAAAATCTAGATGTAAAGTTTTAACCTTCTGACCAACTTCTTCTTGGAAAAGGTCGATCTCACTCTTTAATTCATTATGGAAAGCAGAAGTACTTGTATCTAAATTCTCTTGTATATCACATATGTTTTCAGATAAATGATTCTCTACATGTGCAACTCTTTCTGAAAAAGATTGTAATTTATCAAAATACTCATTGAGTTTCTTATCACTTTCTACTTCTCTATTTCTAAAATCCTTTCTATAGTTATTTGCAAGTGCCTTTGATTCTTTTACAACAGTTTCAATCTTTGCAATTTGATCCTGAAGAACACTCTTTACTATTCCATCTTTATCATCAACATTATTCTGAAGAGTTATAACTCCTTGAGATATTTCATCTATTCTATTATCTAAAGCAAGAACATCTTCTGCTAAAAGTCCTGTTACTTTCTTTATTTCTTGCTCTGCTTTTAATTTAGACTCTACAATATTTTTTCTATAATTTTCAGCAACCTTCTCAATACCCTTCTCTACACCCTCAAGATTTTCCTTATAACTTGCATCTATAGATTCTGCTACACCCTTTAAACTTTCCTCAACTTTCTTTTCACTTTCACTAATTCTTTCTTCAGTCTTTAATTCAGTTTCAGCAAAAAACTTTTTATATTCAGGTAAGTCTTTCTCAAGTAAAGTTTTTACTCTACTTCCAATAGACTGAACATCTTCTTTCAATGAAGAAAGACTTTCTTCATTTAATGCTTCAACTTTAGATTCAATTTTAGAAATATCATTATTAACATCCTTTCCTAGATCAATGAAAGACTGTTTTACATCTTCTTTAAAATCAACAAATCTAGTATCTACTCTAGTTTCAACATCAACAATTAAATTTTTATATGCAGGTACTTCTTCACCTACAAACTTATTTACTTCCTCTGTTAAACTGGTAAAATCTTTTTTTATTTCTAATACAGAATTAGAATTTAAAGTCTTAACTCTATCCTGTACGTCACGTATCGATTCTTCTACGAATAATAAATGAGCCATCATGGCATCATCAAGATCTTCTTTACTAATAAGATCTTTAATATTTTCTCTTATTTTTTCAACATTTTCTGATAAAGATGTTACCTTTTCCGCATTTGCTTTAAAGGTATCAACTGAAGTAACAAAATCGTTTAGAGATTGAATATTATTTAAATTATTTTTAAACGAATCAAAAGCCTCAGTAATTCTCTCTACCTGTTCAGGCTTAGCATTCTTCAACTCTTCCTTTACATCATCAAAGGAAGAATTGGGTCTTTTTTCGTAAAATTCTGACGGCTTCTTAAGTGGCATCTATTGATACTCTTTATCCATAGTTATATTTATTTACTTTTCTTTGAGCGTTTCTCCCTTAATTAATTTTGCAAGATCTGCAGTAGATCCCACAAATAATGCATTATTAACGGTAGAAGGTCCTTTTTGTTGCTGCTCTTCATTAACATCTTTTAATTTTTTCTGAAGATCCATCAACTTATCAGTTGCATCAGAAACACTTTTAATTAATTGTCCAGCAACTTCATACGCTCTTGGCATTTCACTCTCTTGAGCAAGTTCAAGAATTCCATTAATTGCTTCTTGTCCTTTTTCAATAATAGAGTATAAATTGCCTCTTGTGTATTCATAGTCTTTAGTTATATCATCTTTCGTTAAACGATCTGGAATATCTCTTTTAACTACAGACGTTTCTTCTTCCACCACTTCGGGTGTTATATTAAATGTCTTATCTAGTTTATCACTCATGAGATCGATCCGTCAAATCCAAAGTCATCACCCACTTCAATTAAAGCATTATCGTCCTGAGCAATAACATTTTCTGCAACTGTAGGATTAATAACTCTAATATCACTTCCCTTAACATGACCTGCTGCGATAGTACTATCTTTACCTCTCTCAACAACTAAGTTATTACCATCAATCTTCTTGATCAGCATTTCTTCATCATCTATATCAATATACTGATCAACTGCAAGACGAGTAGAATCATCTACTACTATATCAAGTGCAGTTATAGTCATATCTTCAGCTAAAGTAGTCTGTACCGGACCATCATAACTCTTAACTGCTCTTGGTGAAACACGATAAGTAAGATCTCTCTCTGTGTTTGTAGTATCGGTACCAGCAAGATAACTGACCCGAACATTTCTGACTATATCAGATGTAGCAGACGCAGTAGGACCAAACATGTAAGTCTTCGCACTAAATCTGAATGTATAAAGAAGAACTCTTCTAGTAGAAAAATCCCCTTCATAATCATCTTGCATTGTAATATTTTCTAAGATAATAGGTATATCTCTTTTCTCCTTAATACTCCCTACTAATTGTACGGTTACATTATATGAAGGTTGAAAATAAGGTAATATTTGTTCGACAATCTGTAATGCATCATCATTTAATTTACACATAATAGCAAGTTCAAATTGCATATTATATGGAACAGGCATATAAGTCTTCTTAGATTCGGTCCCATCCGTAGGATCCTTAACTACAAATTGTTGTGTTGTAGTAACTTTTCTAGCAGGATCATAAGTAAGACCAGTAAACTCAAAAGACATTCTTGGCAAAGTAATTGCCGTTGCTTTATTTAAATCAGGTGACTGAGTTAAACGTGCTAAAAATTTCTGAGTAGGACCATACGCTAACGGTACTCTTATATCCCCACCTTCTTGCTTTACAGTGATTCCATTGAAGAGAGTACCAAAAGAAATAATGGTCCTTCTTAGAATCTCGTTATAAAAATACTCAAACATTTGTATAGTCCTGGTATATTATATTTATGAAACCCAACGGACTGCCGTTAATTCAATACTATTATCATCCATTTCCCATTCTTCTTCTACTTGAAAACCCATCTCTTTAATAGTATTATGAATAGTCATTCGAGCATACTGTTGCGTTACTTTCTCAATGAACCTTTCAGGTGGTACTGGTTGGCTCCAAGTTTGCAAATCTGTTACCAATTCATATACCTGCTCATGATCATTCCACCGAAAACCAATGTCTGTTCCGATACAGACATCAGCTTGTACTATTGGATGGTTTTTGGCATGGTAAACATTACCAACAACTAATTCTTGATCTTTCTTAACCTCATGGCCAAGAATTTCCAATGCTTCTAAAAGCTGAGGCTTTTCTTTAATCTTGGTCTTGATTGTACTGAAGTGTGACATTCTCCTGTTTTTGATAATATTCTGGTTTATATAATCTAGTCGTTACTGATCCCAAATTCTTTTCAATCCGTTCTGTAAGATTTTCACATTCATTAGAAACAGTTCCTGTAATTTCTTCTTTTACAGTACCGTCTTGCATAATGGAAAATTTAATTGTTTGTTTTCGAGACATCATTAACCAGATACTACAGCTTATTATAGCATCAATATTTAGGGAATGCCAAATGGGTTCTGTTCGCTAAAGTCTAGAATATCATCCGCTGCTTCTTCTATCTTCAAGTTATCAGCAAATCCATCATCAGTAGGATCAAGATCAATTTGTCTTATAGTATGAGTAGCACCTGAGGTTGCACCTAATAATTTCTCTCCTCTTGTCCAAGTTCCATCTACCGATGCTAATTCTATTACATTTGTAAGTTTGTTCCATGTTCTTACTCGTGCAGTAGTTCCACTAGTCTGTCCAGTAACTACTTCATTAAACTTATAATCTCCAGTATTATCTAAAGATGGATCTGAAATTGTTATAGTAGGTGCAGTACTATATCCTAAACCAGCATTAGTAATATTAATAGCAGTAATAGTTCCAGCCGAACTTACCACAGCAGTAGCAGCAGCACCAACTGTTAACGCAAGACCAGCCTTAAATACCTCATTACTAAAGGTAATAACTGGGTTAGTAGTATATCCAACACCACCAACATATCCATCAGAACTTGTAAGAGTTACAATACCAATAACGTCATTACCTACTACAGAAGTAGCCGCAGCACCCGTTCCACCATTACCACTAATTTCTATAGAAGGAGATTCAGTTAGAGCATAACCCGCACCCGCATTTTGTAAATCTATATGTTGAATAGACTTTGTACCAGGATTAACACTATCTGTACATACAACCATTCCTGTGATAAATCTTATTGTACCAATACCCGTTATTCCGCCTGATGGTGCAGAGGAAATACCAATTTTAGGACCACCTAGATATCCAGCACCACGATTAGTAATATCAACATATCTGATACCGCCAGTAACAATACCAGTTACAGCAGTAGCGGTTATACCAGCACCAACTAAAGTTAGAGTTTGAGTAGGTCCAAGAAGAGTAGAAATGCCACCATCTTCACCAGTTGTACCATCATAATCATCTCCAATTAATGTATCATCAATCTCTTCAATACCCGTATCAATAACCTCATCACCATAACGGAAGAGTTCACACCTTAACTCATAAACATAAGTCTTTTTAAGTTGATAAAATGGTTTCTCATGTTCAACATATTTAATTTCAAATAAACGATCACCTAATGGAAAATATATTAAATCCCCTTCTTTAGGACGGGTTGCTAATTTAATATTCTCCTCATTTTGCATTAAAGGTTCAATATATGTCTCCCACCTTTCCTTAGAAATAGTTAATGTTATCTCATTCTTTTGCTCAATACCAAATTTTGATAAGATAGTAGGATTTTCTCCATACCCATCATAAGTATCTACATATGCTTCCAAAGGATATGCATCATCAAATTTAGACTGTACTACTTCTCTAATAACAGTCTTTTCATCCATATACTTACGAGGTAAATAATGCACCTCAACACCATACGTCCTCAACTGTTCGTTGATTAGATCCTGAATTAAACTCTGTTCTGACCTAGAGCCTTGTTGGAAATATGGATTAAGTACCATAATCCTAACCTATCATATCTAAAGGTGGAAGCTCATAAGTATTGGACATAATTTCTCTAATCCTTTCCAATTCTTTTTCTGCATCATCATATATTTGTCTTCCATTCATCTCTACTCCACCAGGCAATTTAACTCCTTGGAACTTAAGTAAATTTTGTCCCCATTGCCTTTTAATTAAAGCTACAGTATAGGGTTTTAAGAATGAATCGTTCCATACTCTAGTATAATCAGTTGGATCCATTGCTCTAAAGCAATCAATGATAATCCAATCATTCTTTGCCATAGAACCCCAGTCAATATCAATATATAACCTGTCCTGTCTCTGATTAAATCTTATTTGCTTATCTGTAGTGAGAAGAAAATCTATATCCTCAAGATAAGTTTTAGTCATTGCATAAGTAAGTAATTCTGTAGAACCCCAAAAATAAATATCATTCAAGAATAACTGATATTTCACACTAAACATATTATTGGAAACAGTATTAGTTCCACCAAACTTAAAGAGTTTGGTTACACCAATAATTGATGGTGGAATCTGAAGATAATTACTATTTTCCTCATAATCAAATTGGACTTCGGATCCGTCAATAGTGGCAGTAGCACTTGTGGTTGTTATTCCAGCACTAGTATCTCCTCCTTTTGCCCGACCACGATCAATATCTGCTTGAGTTATTTGATATTTCAAATAACATTGAGCTACACCATCAAAATGTCTTTCTTGAAAATACTGAATAGCATCATCTACAATATCTTCTATTTGCTCATCGGCAACATTAATTTCCAGCACTGGAGCACCCAGCTGCCTTTTGCAATAAGTTATAAATTCTACTCTACTTGCTGGTTTACCCATTTAGACAATTACCCCTTGATATATTTATGGTGCCGAAGCAATACCGGCATATACTAATATATTACCGTTTACCATATTATAAACTGTGGTTGCTGACCCAACCCTAGTGAAAGTAACTCCCGTTCCTGGTAAAATTTCTAAAGGTGATGTATTTGCTGCTCCTATTTGAATTTTATTTGCTATTGTAGTTGCAATTCCAACAACGGAAACCGTAGTAATAGCAGCACCAACTGATACAGAATCCCCGATAGCTACCCCTGCAATTTTATTAATAGTAAACTCAGTGGTACCAATTCCAGCAGTAGCACCTACAGCAATGGAAGTATCCAACACATCAGTGCTTTCTTTAGAAGGAGTCATCAATACATTATATTCATATCTTCCCGCAGCAAGATTTCTTGTTTGTGTTGTTCCTAATGAAATATAAAATTGTCCATCATAGGCACTAGTAAATCCTACTGTAAATGTAGCAGCAGCAACATCCGTAGCACCTATACCAGCACTCTTCTGCATTTGTCCTGAACCACTCCATCCGGTAAAATCATAATTACCGCTAGAAGTATCAGTTACATTAAAAGTATTTTTAAAATTAGCACCACCATAGATTACCAAATCAGCAGCATTTGGAACTCCTGCTTCCGGATCAAAGGTAAAACTTTTAGTGGACATTTGAAACTAACTCCTTAAGTAAAGATTTTATCTCATTCATTTCACTTTTCAAATTAGCAAGATCTTCTTCAATATTTTCGGTTTGTTGGACTTCTTGTTTCCTCGCATCACGTCTTGCAACATATTTTTCATGATCTGTAGAATTGACACTAACTATTGCATTAGTATTAGCATCTCTCAATAAATCAGAATGTCCAGTTACTCCATGATATTCCATATTAAGCTAATGCAATCGCTCTAAGATCTTTAAGTCTAGGTACATAAACTTGACTTTCAGAAGTCATTAGAATCTTAATTCTATAAGATCTAAATGATGGTAATTGATCAACAGTAAATGTATACTCCTTAAATTCAACATCTTCACTATCAAATCCTGAAGAATTAGATTTTGTAATCAACTTATCAGGAAGACCATTATTATCAGCAGGATTAATAACTTGACCCTTATAGTTAAGATTAGAATATCCAGGGAATGGTGTAAAGATTGGATCTAACCCTTCTTTATTATTAATTGCATAAAGAACTCTAAGATCTGCATTAACATGTAGATGAGCTCCTACAAAAACTTTTAAAGAAGTTGCTGAATTTTCCAATAACATTTCTTTAGAAATATATTGGAATGCGGTAGGATCAGTATCTACAGTATTAACCCTATCATCAGTAGCATAATTTGTAATAATATCATTAACTCTATTAGAAGTTAAAATCACACTCTTTCTTTGACCATCAATTACTGGACTTACAGTAGTATTAGTAGTGTTAAGGAATAATGTCATATTCATCGACTTACTACCTTCAACATTAGTCAAGAAAGTATCTTCATTAATCTTAGAAGCAACAATTCTTGGACTATCCAAATAATTGGTAGAATTAAGAGTAATTGATTCTGCATCATGCTCAACATAGGGAATTTCATTACCACTTATACTCTTAGCAGTAGTAGTTACCACTTCAGCAGATAATGTGGTTGTAGGGACAGTCATATTTTGAATCAGAGGAGTGATAAGTTCAAAAGGCATATTTTGAGTTGCCCTTACGCCATATCCACCAGCAGATTTAGACTGATTGATATACAATGCAGGATTTCCATTATCAGAACTTCTATCAGTTCCATTCTTAGACATATCCAATTTAACATTATAAGAATCAAAAGTAATAGCACCAGAAGTATCTAAAGAAGTTGCATTTGGATATGCAGAGGTTGTAGTGGATAATCCGTGAGTTTTGTTTATGCGCAATAAGTTAACTCCACCCAATTCATATTTAAAAACAGGAGTTCCTATCGGATATGTTTTAGATGAAGTATTATCTAATGCTCTAGTGGTAATTCCAATACTATTACCTGTAACAGATTCATAAGAGATAATCTCATTTCCGATTTGAAGATATCCATAATTGGTAGTTCCTACCCCTACATTTTCAAAACTAGTAAAGTTTGAAGCACTGTCTACAGAAATAGAACCAGTTGTAGTTCCAACATCATAAGCAGTTGTCAATTTGGTAGGTTTAACATCAGACTGAGCATCACTAATCTTGACATTATTCTTAGTGAAGTACATACCATGGTTTTTATGATTCACCTTAAGATGTAAACCATCAGTATCTGTAGTGATTCTGTTGATCTGAACATCTCCACCTCTAGTGAAATTTAATTCAGTTGCAACCCCAACTGCTGCACTATTCTTATAATAGAATACAGTATTAGAAGTTCCAACTACGAAAGTACCTTGTACATTGTTTAGAAGTAATTCGTTAGTGCTACCAATAGAAACAACCGATGCTCTAAAGTTTCTACCAATAGAAGAAACACCAATAGTAGTAATTCCTAAAACATCACCTACCTGATAACCAGTTCCTACTCCACTAATGGTTGCTCCTACAGCAACCCCATTAGAGATTGCAATATCCGCTGTTGCTCCACGACCATTACCAGTAATAGTATCTAATACTACACCAGTAAATGTATAACCACCAGATATAGGAGTATATCCAATACCTGCATTAATAATATTCAATGCACCTGTTGCAGTTCCAGCAACACCAACAAGATCACCAGTTGCATTAGTACCCTGTTGATAGAAGGTATTACCCATTACATATCCAGAATCAGTTAGAGTAGTTCCTAATCCAACTCTAATTTGTTTTGAAGTTAAAACTATAGGATCTGCTTGTAATAAAGGAATCTGTTTATTTCCTTCAGTAAGTTCAGGACTATAAAGACTTAAGGTTCCCGTTTCAACAAATTCTGCCCTATAAAGAGTATACTTAAGATCTTCCCACTGACTTGGTTCCCAAGTAGAAGCATTTTGAGATTTAAATAAAGATCCTAAAGTAGGTTGATTAGCAATATAAGCACCACTAATCAAATCATCCTCACCCACTCGTGAGATAAAACCACGATACTTGGCAGAATTGGATAACATAACTATTGCATATTCCATTCCGCCTTCAAGATAAACAGGACCACCAAATTCAAAGGTAGTAGCAACTGATCCATCAGTAGAAACATTAACCGCCTCAGGAGTCAAAGCAACTTCAGTAAGGGGAATAATATTTTCAGTTGGAACCCCATTAGACATTGTTCTAAGAGAGAAGATAACTGGAATATCAGTGTTATCCTTCGCCTCAAAGAATACATCACATTTGGTTACAAAAACTCCTGTTGATTCATTAACTTTAAATGACTGTGCTAAGGGATCCCCACCACCAATATTTCTGTTTTGCCATCTTCTGTTCTGACGAACATTGGTAGTAACCCATTCCGTCCCAGTAGTTCTTTCCGCAAAGTTTTGTTGTGTTTCAGAAGTATTCTGCTGTACTAATCTTGCATTTCTAGTAGCGAGAATAGTTTCTTGAACAGTATCAAGGAATCCTTGTGCAGTATATATTTCTTCTGCTAAAGAAGTTGCTACTGGAGAATTCTGATCATCACTTGATAATTTAAATAATTTTTCACCAGCTGTAAATTTAGGGAAAACATCAATTTCTGGATTTGGTATCCAATAAGAACCTGCTACATAACCACTCAAATCAGTTATAAATCTTACATTAGTAATTGTTGCCTGTGCTCCACTAGATCTACCAGTTAGAACCATACCATCAGAAATAAATCCATTAAACTCTCCTTGTGTTTGTGAAGCAAGAGAGAATGTATCTACATTCAGAATAGTTGAAGTAGCAGAATAAGTATTCTGGAGAGAAACTAAGGTATATGGATTCTTCCCGTAAACCTTAGTCGGTGCATTATAGTCACCTTCTTTATGATTAGACTGAGCTACTCTAAAGGTAATACTTGCATTAGAACTTCCATTATTAGGACCAAGACCTGCATTCTGTACAACACCTTCTACAGTCTCTCCAACTTGGAAAGTACCTGAAGTCATACTAATTTCAAGTAGTTTAGGTATACAATATGGTGTAACATCCCTTCCATCAAAGAATGCATACATTCTAGTAGATTTTTGGAGTTGTTCTACTTTAAATTCAACATTCCTAGACCTTAATAGAGGTAGAAGATTTCTACTTATCCTCGTATCTCCTTGAGACTCTCTTTCAGTCCAATCCGAAACAATAAGTTGTCTAGTACCAGTTCTTTCTCTTCTTGCACTTTCAATAGTTTGACGTTGTTCTTGGAAAACAGTTTCTTGAACTCTGTCCCAAGCACCAACATCACGCTCACGATCAAAATTTCTTGAGCTAAGAGTTCTTGAAGTAGTACTTCCAGTCCAAACAGTTTGCCAGGAATTCCAAAGAGTAGGTCCTAAACCAGTTTGAGGATCAAATCCTTGAGTAGCAGTAAGACTTGCCCAAGTCGCAGCAAAATCCCCTTCTCTTTCCACAATACGAGGAATTAATCTGACAGTATTGACCCAAGTATCAGATTCTGGATTTAAAGTAATAACACCATTCCAATAAGCAACAATAAAAGGTGTTATTGATTCTGTTCTAGAACCAAATGTTTGCTTTAAATATTCTTCCTCAGAATAATCGAGAGTTATTATATCACCATTTCTTCTAATATTAGTCCCAGTAATAGTATTATTACTTTGATCTTCAGTAGAATCAACATTCACTACAGGACCAAACATCATATCAACAGAGTTTGTATAATGGCTAGGTCTCAACTCTCTATTCTTTTGATCTATACTATTCTTAAGTATTTTAGTAGTATCTTGAGCTTTAAAAGTTTCAAAATTATCAACAAAGAAACCAGATTTAAAACGATTCAACCCATCTCCATCAGGAATAAAGAAATTAGCAGTATTTACTTCTAATAAAGATAAAGTAGTATAATATTCTAAATTACGTATTCTAGTCTCCAATTTCTGGATATCAGACATCCGATATCTCTTATAATCTAAGAAATTAATCGTCGCTTGACTTACATTATACAAATAAGGAGGAAGAGTTATGACAGCTACTTCCAATGCTTCATCTATAGGAAGTGGTTTTTGAGGATTTTCAGAAGGAGTTCCATAAACAACCTGGAAATCACCTTCTTTAGTTAAGAAAACCCTATCAATTCTTCCCAAATAATAAGAAAAATCAATAACAATGGATTCATCTGAAGCAAGTATATTTGAAGCAGTTTGTCCCGCCTGAGTAAAAGTCCTTCCTGCAAAAGTTAAAGGAGAATTAGAACCAACACTTACAGTATAATCAGAAACTCTAGGTCTTATATCAATGATATCAGAATTAGAAACATCGCCAACCTTTTGTATTTCAGTTGTATAGTTAAAAGTATTATATGAATTTATAGTAGTAATATCTCCGTCATCACTCGAATCATAGTAAGCATTTTCAAAATAAATTTTTATCTTCTTAGCAGGAGAATCAGAATCTGTTTTCCTTTTTATAACACCATAATTATAGAAAGTATCTTCTTGACCATTATCAAAAGTATAATGTGATGAAATATCAAAACTATCATCACTTAATGTTGTTACTACTGCTTGAACATTAGATTCTTGGAATATTACAGTTTCACCCTCTTTAAAGAGATTCTTATTCTGGTAAATGTAGGTAATAGTATCCGAATCAGATTTTTCAGCAACAATAGCAATAGCATTACTAGTTTGTCCTATTAATTGCTCACCTATAATCAATTCTGTAGTAGTTGTAGATGAACTATTAATAGAAGAAAGATCCATTGAAGGAGCAGAAGGATTTCCACTAGCAGTAGAAGATTCATATACTCCATGAACCTTTATTATATCCGGAACATTCAAAGAAATAGTTTTATCTTCAACTCTTGTACCATATGGGAAATTACCATAATTAAGTCCATTTTGAAGTGTAGTAGTTCCAATTCCAGATCCTACTAACTTAGAATTATCTACAATTAAAGAATTAACTCTCTTCTTGATTTTAGTTTTAGCGGTGGGTTTTAATTTCTTTACACTAGTAACAACTGTGACAGGATCTGAATCAGTAGTTACATTTAAACCCAGAATATCAAGAGTAGTCATTCCAGAATTAAATTCTAGATTATCAGAATTAAGAGTTATTGTACTTCCACCAGAACCAACAACTGCATATCTTTCTGCGTCAAAAGGCAAGAAAGTTTCATTGGTTCCTAATGTAAGTTGATTTGCTATCCTATTATTAGCAATAGTCTCAGTAGAATATACCTTTCTAATAGAAAGAGAAGCATCAGTTAAATCTACATCTGAAATATTAGTCTTAGGAAGTTTTGTAAATAAACTATTATCAGAAGAAGATTGAAGATCAGTAGTTACAATTTTAAGATCTGATACATCAAGAGCAGTAGATGGTAAAGTACCATTAATTACACCATTAACATCAGAAATTCCCGTAACTTCAATAGTAGTTAAACCAACACCAGTAACTCTGGCCATCGTAGGAACATCATCAGCAGTAGAAATATCACTCCATTGAACTAAATCATTGATTTTTACTAATTCTCCAGTTCCAGGGAACTGTTGATTTGTACTTCTAATTGTACTAATACTACCAGCACCAGACACAGGAGAAATAGTAGCAACTCCTACATTAAACTTGGTTGACTGAATTACATCAGCACAGAAAGTATTAACCCCAGTAACACCATTATTGGTTGCCCAGAGAGATTTTATATTTGATATACCATATTCAGTAACAGAAATAGCAACTCTTCCATTCTGAATACCATTAAAAATAAGAGATTCATTTTTAATAAAGTTACCACTTGTTTCAGTAACTGTTAAAGCCACTCCAGCAGATACGGCATATCTTAGGAATCCACTAGCACCACTATTCTTACCTTCAATAAAAGTTCCTGCACTCCACGTTCCATTGGTACCATCAGTTGGACTAGGAGCAGCATTAATATTAAGATCTACACTTGTTTGTACATCATATAAAGAGATGTCCCATTCATTTAAAGCTTCATTGTTTGTGTCATATGAACCAGACTCTAAAGCGAAATCATATACTCTTGCTTGACCTATTTCTTTTCCAGGTACAGAAGCAGTTTGAGGTGTTCCCGTTCTTTGATCTCTCAAACTTACAACATAAGTATTACCAATACCTATTGTAGGAAATCCATAAACACCATTTACACTAAAAGTAGGACCAGTATTATACTGAATTGCTTGATCTTCAGAAGTTGTTGTAGTTCTTGGTTTGTCAGCATCCAAATAAGTTGGTGCAATTGTTTCTACCTCATAACCCCTAACAAATGCCTTTCCTGGAGATAGTTGATATTGAGCTAAATCGTCAGATGGAGTTTGCCCACCATAAGTAAACTGTCCTTCCTGAAATACTCCATTATTTCCAGTATTATCATTTAATGAATTAAGAACACTAATATCAAAAGCTTTTACATAATAATCTCCTGATTCAGCATATGTTCTTCTTGCCAATTCATCTGCAAGATTATTATACTCTGTAGTATTAACTTTAGAACGTAAACTTCCTTCTTCAACCGTTGCTAACTCAACAAAACTTTCATCTTCAAGATCATCTAATGTCTTTTTAAATAACTTCAGAGTAATTTTTAATCTATCAGCACCTGGAGCAGAATAGTTATTAAACCCTTGCGAATTATCATTTAACTCTTCATCTAAATCAGCAGTAATTATTTCTTCTGTAATATTAAAACCAATTCTATAACTAGGAGAATTTCCATATTGATCTAATATTAAAGTCTCTGCGGCAACATTAACAAACTGACCTCTAACAAAATAAACTCCATTTTCTATATGAAAAGAAGATCCAACAGCAGCAGCATCATTGGCAATTGTTGTAGCAAAAGGAGTCCCTATTGAAATTGCACTATTACCCAGTAATCCAGAAGTAATGGTAACATCCGAAGTCAATTCTTCACCATCACTAAAGACATTACCTGTATTATTAGAAGTATTAGCACCCAGATAATTTACATATAAAGTAAGATTCTGATTCTCAGA